TAACAGTGTTATATATGCGAAACTGCTTCCCCACAGTTGCGCATATATAACACTGTTATATAACGCTGTTATTCGTGTCCATTTCTGACCGTTCCATTTCATATCATTCACAATCACATTCCGTTTCGTTCCATTACATTTCATAATATTAATCCTCCTGTAATCTGTGGTATAACATTTACTATAGATATATTATACCACAGAGTGATAAATTTGTCAATAGGAAAAATATAAATTCATGCAACTATGATTGTTATAAATGTGAGTCTTTTTAAAATCTACACGTTCAAACTCATATAAAATCTTATTAAAATCGTAGGTCATAAACATAATGCTATCATCATGTCTTCTTACAAAAAATTTATGAATATTAGAAACATCATAAGTTTTAGCAATTATTTCAGGTGTCATTAGAATCCCTCCTTTATTATGACTATATTATATCATTAATTACAATTTATGTCAATATGTTAATTTTAAGGTAAATGAAAAATATTATACTCGAGCACAATTAGATTTTTTGTGTATGCTTGGGATAATAACAGATTTTTTAGGTGATTATAGAGTAATTACAGAAGATATTGAAACATTAGAAGTTGAATTTAATCATACTATTGGCGCATATGTAAATTATGTGATTACAAAACAGAAAGTTAAAATATTTGTTGTATTGTAGGTGAGTTTAAACCCACCTACAATATTAATCTTATGCCTTGTTCAATCCCAATCTTTACCTTCATTGAAGTATACCTTAAATTTCCTAATTTAAAATTTTTTGCAATCCACGTTAAAATAGTTGAATGAGAAGCACGTGTTAATAAAGTATTTTCAGAGTGGTCGTCAAGTGTGAGTGCATAAGTTAAGGGGTAGTTAGGGTTAAAATTATCACTTATGTAGATTTTGCCTTTAGTTGTGTCAGAAAATACGCCATAGCTGTTATTCATGTAGTGAATTGTACATAAATATCTACAAGGGGTAGTCATTTTTTCAATCATAGTATAATTATCATCAATATAATCACCGTGTACAGCATACTCACCATATTGGGTGGCCTCTATCATTTTCAAGAACTTACATTTACTTTTCTTTTCCTTCAATTCTGCGTCTGCTACAGCCCATTGAAAAAGTACGTTCTCAGACGTCCATATACAGCCCTTTTCGGTGTAAGGGATGTTAAAGGCAGGGTGCATATGGTATGGATTATAAAAAGCCGTGTTGTTACCTAAAAAGAAACATATTACACGGTCAGATTCTCTATCTACAGTGTGATATATGTTAAGTACAAGGTTCGGCTCATTCCAACCGTTAACATACTGTTTTGTCTGTCTGCCTTTGCCCTTTTGCTCCAACATATATTCTTCCATTAGCAAAAAATACGTGTCTGAGAATGTCTCTTGTTTTATGTCTACAGCGTCTGAAATGGCAAGTGCCTGTCCTAAAATGATTGTTTTGTTCGTGGCATATTTATTCTTACGTGTGCAATACCATGTATCAAAATTTATATCCGTATCTGCAAATTGTTCGTGTACAACTTTTTCAAAATGCTTATAAAAACGTTTCTTGTTTTCAATTTCCTTTTTAGTGCGGTAAAGGCTGACAAATTGTTTATTTTCTTTTATAGCCTTTTTAAGCAGAAATAATTGCGTGTTATAAGTTTTGCCTATGCTACGCTCCGAATTTATAAAATTAAAATTGCGTTGATAGGGAAGTATTATAGACGGTGTCCACCACATATTATTGTATAGCCCCTTTCTTTTGCAATTGATTTTAATAAGGATTTTGTTTCGTTGTAGCTGCTTGATTCTATTCTGAAAAATGGTGTGTCTACAACATAATTAACGATATCTGAATATAACTCTCCGAACGGAAAAACTTTATGTATTAAATATAGATGGTTTTCGATTATGATTCCAAACATAGTTTTTTACCTCCAATTTAAAAATGAGAACTAATAAGAATATTTAAAGAGCTATCCCTAGCCACTCACCATTTACGCCTGTTTAGGGCTGGATAATGTAAATAAGTGCTTTAAAAATTCTTTTATTAGTCCTCACCCTTTTATTATACTTGATTATTTAAAATTTGTCAATAGGTTAATCTATTAAAATATACAAACATTTATTGAGAATATTGTAGCAAACCAGATGTTTAGATAATATATCATCACGTGTAATAATATCACCAATCTTACCATTCAATATAACACCATTTTCTATGCTTTCAACTGTAACATTAGTCTCTTTTATTGAATCCATACAACAACTTAATAATGTATTAACTATCATAGTATCACCTCTTATTTAATAGTAAAAGGCGTATCTGTAAGCACAATACCACCTTTTACGTGATTTGGTTTTAGTTTTCCTGAAAATGATGATCCTTTTAAAAAATTATCCCATGTGACATTTTCATAACATTGTTTTGGCATACCTGCACAAGTGATGTGTAACTCACCCTCGATTTCCTCAATATATGTTTTTGCTCGTAAAAATCTTGCACGTGTAAATGTGCTTTCATGTTTCCACGCGCCTAATTTTGTCGGATGGATTTCTAATTCTTTTGGGATTTCAGTACCAACTAAATGTAGACTGTCCGTGTCGGCATAAATGAATCGATCATAAAGTTTTTGTGCTGATGTTATTGTTTTATATCTAGCCCATGCTGTAATAAATGTGCCAACGGGTATATAAATCGGATTGCGGGTTTCCTCAGGGCCAGGTGCATATTTTACTACATCGTTGCTGTCTAAAAAGGGAATTTTGCACTGTACGTTGGGGTTTAATGCAAATTTACCATAAAGGGCATTAAGCATAAGTTTAGCCAAAGTACGCATTGCCTTATTTCCAATCACCGTTGCTTCTTCCTTAATTTTCATCCATTTATCAATATAATCCTTGAATAATTTATTAGTGCTTTTAAATTTCCAGCCCCCATGATATGTTAAATTGTAAACATTATAATGCTCTAAAAATAACTTTAAATCTACTGATGTTAAGCAAAGTGTAATATCCTCGCCATTAGATGATGTTACATATTCAGTAGGAATAAATCCTAATGTATTTTTTAGCTGTATGGTTGGTATATAGCCATCTTTTAATTCAAACTGACAGGTGAACATAATAACATACAAATTGTAAAGTTTATCTTGTTTATACTCACCATCAAAATATATTCCCTCACCGTATGGTAACATACATTCATACATTACACTAGGATATAAACTATTAACATCAAGTACTATTCCCTCACATATATTTTTATTTGCAAATTTAGGATTACAATAAGTAAAACCCCCTTTGTAACTTTGACGTATGTCAAAATCATATGCAGGGATTGGGAAATATCTTGCAAACTTTTTCTTTCCAATGATATTTTTATAATCGTTAAAAGCATTGGAGCCTTGGGTCATTTTAGTTAAACCTTCACGAAATAAAATATGTAGTCCCCGCGCCATTATGACAACATCATGCTTTAGATATTCAATATCATGTTCATTTAGTTTATAACCAACGGGCCGGTATGTATTATAATCTAACTCAAGTTTATATAGAGGTAAATTAAAGGCTTTAGCAACTTCATTAACGGAAAACGGCAAAATTTTTAGTGAATCAATAACTAAAATGGTTTCTATTTTATTATTAATCTCGAACGAAAATCTTAAACAATAAAAAGCACCTTGTTTTGATATCAACGTTGAAAATAATTTATCCTCTGTTAATTTAGTTTTTAGAGTATGTTTATATCCATGTTTAAATAACCAATATAAGATAAACTCACCATCAAATTTAAGGTTATGGAAATAATATGTGGAGCCAGGATGTAAGAAAGCGTGATGAAAAAAAAAATTAATATTATTTCCATATTCAAAATTATAATCATCGTTTATTGCACAAATTCCCGTTGCCCACACTCTACAATCTTCTACATCCGTGGTGGTTTCAAAGTCTGCTGTAAAATTCATACGGTATACCCTAACTTTTCAAATTCTTCTATCATTACTTCATAAATAGTTTGTTCCTCTAACGGGTCATATATAAAATCAATTTGTAATGATGGGTTATCATAATACAAGTCACCCAATATTTCAATGGGTATTTTATTAACGATTGAAATAAGGTTAGCAGCGTGCTCAGGAGAAAAATTATTGCGTAAAGCTGTTATATAATTTTCTTTATATTGTCTATTTTTCTCTATGTAATAGTTACTCTTAATTTGTTTTTCAACGCCCATGATAAACATATTCCAATCAGATGGCTTAATAGTATTGATGTTAAATTTTTTTGGCTCAAGTTGATTTTTCTTGATTGACCCCATAGTACCCTTGTATGTAGATACGTCAGCTTTTTTGCGTAAAGCAGTTCGTGCACGGTTGATAGTAGCAACTTTAATACTTGTTTCCTTTATTTCCCAGCGGGTGGTTTTTATACCCTGTTTTGTTGTTACTGGTATTTCTGCGCCCTTTTTCAGGAAACGTGAAAGGGAATTGACTACCCTATTAAAATCTTGTCTTGTACTTATACCCTTTTTAATGTCTGCAACATTAGCACGCTGTGGTAAGTAATCTTTATAATCAGGATATTTTTTTGCAACACGTGTTAATTTAGCGTTAAATCGTTGCACAGTTCTTGATAATTTTTGTTTGTCAATTTTCCGCCACTTAATAGAACTTCGTCTAGCCATGTATACCACACTCCATCATAGAACATTAAGAAACCTCGGGTTTCCACGTTATTATAAAATATAATCAAACCTAATAAATCAAATTTAAAATTGCATTTAAAACGTTTTTGTAGCGAAATGTTGATATAATTTTGGTAATCTTTGTAATTGGTTTTAAATTTTTCAAGGTGGTTTTTTGATGTAAAATAGAAAGTGAGTGTTTTTCCACTCACTAAAAATTTAGCGGTATATGGCGATTCCTTAAGATTATAACATATTTTTGCTCGTGTTAAGATAATAATACCCCCTTTTAGAAAATGGCTCACATCAATATGTGAGCCATGAAAGTGTAAGAATTTAGCGTAGGTTAATAAATGGTTTATAAATTACAATATTATTTAATTAAGAATGTGAGAATATTATACTCACCCTTAGATACTGTTTTAGGAATGATTGTGATAGGGCCATTCCACTTATCAGGAGTACCTTTAAAAGAAAACAATTTTTTAAGCGCACCATAAACACCTAAAGATACGGCTGTATATGATACACCATCCTTATCAAAAAGAATGATACGAGGTGATTGCGAAACCTCTCCTGTAGTTTTATTTGTAGTATTTACCACTTCCACATATACGTTTGTAATCTCAAGTGGCATGTTTACAAATTCTCTTAATCTTTTATCCGGATTATTCACACCGTTAAAAAGAGCCGTTTCTTCCTTTTCAGATTTTGGGATAATGCTACAATATGTTGTTCTTCTTTCACTTGTTAAGTCTAAGATTAAATTTTCCTCGATTGTCATTAAATCTTCCATGTTATCCTCCTATTACTGTTTGTTTGCAATTTTTAATAAATCATCAACATTCACTGTATATTTTTCTACAGTTTGTTCGATTTTTTTGATGATATAACTTTTATTCCTACCATAAGTAGCCCGAACTTTAGCCAATGCTCTGTCAGTTGTTATTTTTCCGTCAACCACGATTGGTTCTAGTGGTATAGAAATAATTTTTTCATCCTTATAATCCACCGTCTCTGGTAGAATAGTTGATGTTACTAATGAAAATGTTCTTGTTTTCAACATGTTATCACCTCCTGTTATGATAATATGATAACACAAAAGCGTAAAAAATGCAAGCCTTTTTTGTAAAAATAATGTTTGCTTAATTTATATAAATAAGGTATAATTAACGTATAGGAGGTGATGATGTGGATTGGATTGAATTAATAACTAATGTAGGATTCCCCATTGTCTTATGTGGTGTCATGGCTTTTTTTATCAAATACTTGATTGATAAGTATACAACAATCATCAATAATCTTAATGAAGAACATAAAAAAGAAGTTAATGAACTAAAGACTGCCATTGAAAACAACACATTGATAATCACAAAATTTATCGAGAGAATGGAAAGTGGTGATACAAAATGAACATATTATTAATTGCGGGGCACGGTGCAGGTGACCCGGGTGCAATCGGAAACGGGTTTAAAGAAGCTGATTTAACACGAGAGTTAGCAAAATTGATTGCGCCTAAACTTAACAAATATTGCAATATTGATACCTACGATTACACAAGGGATTGCTATCAAGATTCTAAAGTCGGAAAAACTCCGAACTGGAAAGCGTTTGATTATGTAGTCGAATTACATTTTAATAGCTTTGGTAATAGTAATGCTTATGGGTCAGAAATCTTAATTGATGAAAGTGAAAGTGCATATACAGTTGAAGACCTTATCTTAAAAAATCTAAGCAACCTTGGATTTTATAACCGTGGGGTCAAACGACGCAACGATTTGCTCAATATGAACCTTTGTACAAATGCTGGCACATCTTATGCACTTATCGAAACTTGTTTTATAAGCAATGCGTCTGATATGGCAAATTATCAATCGAAAAAAGAATCCGTTGCTGAAGCCATTGTCAATGGGATTGTCACCGGGTTTGGTCTACACAAAGAAAACATCCCTGATGTTTCACGTGAAACATTGTATCGCGTGCAAGTTGGTGCATTTAAAGACAGGAATAATGCTGAACAATTAGTAAAGGAACTTGAGAGCAAGGGATATGACGCTTTTATAAAGGAGGATTAAAATGACATTTAATGATTTTAAGGAAAAAGTAAAGATTTTAGTTGGAGAAACACCCTCAGAGGATGTTATGACGGCATTAACATCAATGGGTGAGACATGGGTAGATGATAATGAAGATTTGCGTTTGCGTTTAGAAACGGCTGAACGTGAACGTGATGAAATCAAACAAAAATATTATGACCGTTTTTGGAAGGGTGAAACGGTTACTGACGAAAGGGTGGATTCCACATCCGAGGGTGCCGTTGTTGACGATAAATCTACATCAGATATTGCTAGGATTGCTAATGATATGTTTTTAAAATAGGAGGTAAGATATAATGGCAACAAAACCAAATGAATTAAAAAGCGTACCACATGTTGATAATGTAACAATGCTCAATACTATGCGTTACATCGCACAGCAAACGAATTTTGAGGAATTTACAAATAGGATTCCCGAAGCAACGCGTGACAATATTAATGATATTTATAATTCGATTATGAATTTTTCTCCACGCAATAATCCATTTATCCAGCTTATCGGTCGTATTGGTATGACAATTTTTTCTAACAATATTTTCTTCAACCCTTTACGAGGGTTCAAACGTGGTAAATTGGAGCGTGGTGAGTATGTACAGGAAATCATTACAAACCTTGTCAAAGGCTTCCAGTTCGATCCTGAAAAAGCACAGACTGAGTTATATAATTATCAGTTGCCAGATGTGAGACAGTTATTCCATGAGTTAAATTACACATTAACTTATAAAACATCAACCGTATCGAATGATATTGAAAATGCCTTTTTGTCAAATTATGGCATTTCCGAAATGATTGCTAACATCGTTGAAACTTTGACAGTTTCCGGCGAGTTTGATGAATATATCAGCATGAGACAGGTTATTGATAACTTTATTGCACAAGGCTTAGCTTATCCGGTTACTGTGCAAAAAGTTGAGGATGAAACGAGCGCAAAAGCATTACTCACAAATATTAGAGCATGGGCTAAAAAACTTGCGTTCCCATCTACAAATTATAATCCGTTAGGTTATAGCGGCTTATATTCAGTAACACGTCCTAAAAATGTTGTACTTATTACAACACCCGAAGTGGATGCTACACTTGATGTACATGCATTAGCCGCTTTATTTAATATTGATTATGCAAACATTGAGTATAGCAAAGTAGTTATTGACGCGTTTGGCGATGAAAATGTGCAGGCTATGCTAGTTGACCGGGATGTGTTCATGTTTTTTGATAAATATTATGAAATGGACAGCGTTTGGAACGCTCAAGGAAGATATTATAATCATATCCTTAATATCGGTGAGATTATGTCCTACTCTTTATTTAAAAATGTCATTGCATTTACGACTGATACAACAACCGTTGACAGTGTAGATGTAAACCCACCAACCATCACAATGAATAAGGGCGACACAAGAACATTTACAGCGGAGGTCACTGGTACGGGAATCATTTCACAAAATTGCAGATGGACTATTTCAGGAAATGATAAGCCGGAAACAAAAATCACAGACGGCGGCGTTTTGACAATCGCAAGTGACGAAACTGCGGCAACTATTACCGTTACTGCCACATCGTTAGTTAATACTACAAAATCTGGTAATGCGACTGTTACCGTTGCTGGAAATGTTTGATAAAGGGGGTTATTGATATGACCCCTTTTAGTCCATTAACAGAGGTATATTTATTAAGTAATGTGCCAATAAGCCCGGAACATCAAAGGGATTTTAGTGATACTAACTCGCAGACAAATTATTTTATGGGATTTAATGTTATCCCTGCATTTACGGCATTGACATACCAGCGAGAGCATTTGTATTTTAAAGCACCTGTGAGATACGATGATGTGCAGCAATGTAATTACATTATGTATTGCAATAAAAATTATACTGGTAAATGGTATTATGGTTTTATCACTCGCAAAGAATATATTGCGGCCGATAATGAGCAAGGTGTTACTGCTATTTATTTTGAGATTGACCCATTCCAAACTTACATGTTTGATTACACAATAAAATCAGCGTTCATTGAGCGCCAGCATTTACCCCGTTATGACAGCGACGGTCAGCCTATATTTTACACATACCCAGAGGGGCTTGAAATGGGAAGTGAATATCGGACTGTATTTTCAAGCTACCATACGGAATGGAATGAAAATAATGTAATACTTATTACATCGCTATATGATTTTGAAACAAGTCAGCTTGCGACCGACTCGCCAGAAATTATTTACGGTGGTGGCGGTGTGTACGATAAGTTGCCATCAGCTGTTAAATTTTATGTTGCAACATTCAAAGACAGCAATGTGAGTAGTTCTTTTTCATCACTTATGGAGTATCTTTCAAAAGCCCCATGGGTGGCTCAATGTATTCAATCTATCACCGTGTTGCCTAAAGATATCAGTAATAATATTGCGTCTACATCAATTAATTTTTTTAGTAGTGGATTAAAAATAGGTAAGGTCAATCAAGACCAGACAGTTTCAGATTTATATGAAAGTTATAGTTTTAGTCAACTTATGCCCTCGTATAGCGAAGTAAAACTATACAGTTATCCATACACCATTATAGAAATAACGAATCACGCTGGAAGTACGGTCACTTTACACCCCGAAAATATATTTGACAAAAATCTTGTGACGGGTGGATTGACTGCCACATTTACAAAAAGTTTTTGTTTATCAGCAACACCCCGTTATGTAATGTACCCACAGGGATATGCAACATCTCGAAAATCTGGGTCAGAAACTCAAGTTCCAAGTGGCTATGATTATGCATGTATCATTGGTAGCTTTCCACAATTTCCCGTACCAATCGATAACTACCTTGCTACGATACAAAGCACTAACCAAAGTTTTCAAAATGCTCTGTCTGTTAATGATTTACAAACTAATTTATCTTATATTAATTCAGCTGTAAGTATGGGAAACGCAATACCCCAATCAATGAATATGGGTGGAAATGAAAGCGCAGTTGTTGCAAAAGGTGTAGGTATGGCTGCGGGTATTGGCTCCACTGTTATGTCGATGATTAATAGCTATGCGTCACATGAGATAAAGGAACAAAGTTTATTAATCCAAAGACAAGAATTAAAATTTAACTCACCATCGCTGAATGGTCAGATAAATGGTGATATGCTTGCACTAAAGCGCAATATTTTTGGTTTTGATATACAAGTAAAAACAGTTATGCCCGAATATGCAAACAAATTATCGTCATTTTTTAATTGTCGTGGATATATTTATAACCAGCAGGGTATACCCAATACAAAATCGCGTGCTTTATGGAATTATATCAGATGTAGCGATATGGTGATTGTAGGGAATGTACCTGAGGAACACATGACTACCTTAAAGTCGATGTATGAAAAAGGAATCACAATATGGCATGATAATGATATCGGAAACTATGAGCGGGATAACAATGAAGTTTAAGTGAGGTGATATTATGGACTGGAACGGCACTGAATTACCTGCATATGTGAGTTATAAGCCTTCACGGTCGATTAAAAAGGAATGGTTAGGCAAGACAAGATGGTATACCCTATATAATCACTATTACTGGAAAATATATAATCTAGCTTGCACAATGTTCACGTGGGAAGGATTTCCAGATACCATTGATGAAAGTGTTCTTGAACAAGACTTAATATTCAATGGCTGTGCCGTTATTTTGCGTGACGACATCACAGGTGATTTAATCAATTTACGTGGAACAGGAAACGGACTTGACATATATGGACGTTATACTACAGTAAATGCATATGCACGTAACGGTTTATACCAGAGGATAGGTTTGAAAAATTATGAAGATTGTGTTATGATTTATAATAATCAATTCAGGACGCCATTGATTGATTTAGTACAGATTTATGCGGCTGATATGGCAGAAATCCATCACGCAATTGAAATCAATATCAAACAACAAAAAACACCTATTACAATCACTGGCTCAAAATCACAGGTAGATACAATGCGTAAAATGTATGAAATTTACGATACGGGTTATCCTGTTTTAGTCGAGGATAAAGCGGCAACGGCGGGTATAGAAACTAAGCTGTTAATGACACAAGTCGATTTAAAAGCTAAAGAACTCGAAGATGTAAAACGCAACATCTGGAGCGAAGTGTTATCCTTAATTGGTATCTACAATATTCCATATGAAAAAAAGGAACGTTTAGTTGCTAATGAAACGGCCGCAAGTGTTGAAATGACTTATATAATGCGTGATTACATGCTTAAGGCACGCAAAAAAGGTTGTGAATACATAAATAAATTATACGGCACAAATGTGACTGTTAAATATGCTTATGATTTTATTTCTAATAACTATGGGGGTGATGATAATGAGCCAGTTTACCCATGAACTAAGATGGATACTAATGCAAAAACTTGAAAATCCAGAAAAATTAAGTTATAAAGAAATCATAGCGCAAGGTCAATCTAATTTATTTGATTTTAAATATCCGATTTTTGATGAAAATTACAGGACAACATTGCAAACAAATATCTGCAAGCATTACTATACGTCAGAAATTTGTTGTGACGCGGTTCAGCGTTTTAAACTCTGGCTTGATGTTCGTATGAATACTATCATGCCTTATTATAACAAATTATACAAGAGTGAGTTGTTGAAAATCAACCCCCTCACAGATTATAGCGAAGATGAAAATATAAATGTTAATAATAAGGCTAACACTAATCAAAATGTTGAGCAAAATATAAAAAATGATGGATTGAGAAAAGACTCAAATACACCTCAAGCAATGTTATCTAACCTCGAATATTATGATAATGCGAGTGATTACACCGATAAATCAGTTAGCAATTCAAAGTCTGATAACACACAAAACTTTAATGGTACCAGTGAACGCAATAGGGTAGGTTATCACACCTCGCCCTCAGATTTATTATTAAAATACCGTAACACCTTTTTAAAAATTGATTTAATGATTATCAATGATTTATCAGATTTATTTTACGGTATTTTAAGTGTGGGGTAATTAGTATGTCTTATGTTTGGCCTTGTCCAGCAACCGCTTATATAACATCTTATTATGGTAATCGTGTAGCGCCTACGCCAGGAGCGTCAACATTTCATGCTGCAATTGATATTGGGTGTCCAGACGGTACGCAAATAGTATCTATTGATGATGGTACGGTATATGCAATTTCATCAAGTTCCGCGAGGGGCAACTATGTACGTATACTGCACCCCGATGGCAGAGTATCACATTACCAGCACTTACAAGGTGCTGTGGAAGGGTTGCAAGTTGGACAAACTGTTTTAAAAAGTGAACTTATCGCTTATAGTGGTCATAGTGGTATTGGTACTGGCCCACACCTGGATTTTAGGATTTATGTTAATGTAGCAAGTGTTGGTTCTGATACCGCGAGTGGCACACTTAATCCATTATCTGTTATCAAGCCAAGTGTAGGCGGCGAAATCCTTCCAGCAGGTTCAGGTGAGGGATCACAACTAAACGTACTGGAAAATAACCGCTGGATAAGTGGCTACTATTACAATATTGATGGTGAGTTGGAGGAAAACCCGGATTATAGTTACACAAATTATTATTGCTTACCGTCTACAAGCTATCGATTTTCTAAAACGGTTGAAAGCGGAACTATCATTGAGTTTAACAAAGGCAAATTCTTGTCACGAATGGGAATCACTGAAACTAGTATGACCACAGGCGACCAAACGTCTATGTTAGGTATCAGTATGTTAACCTCAGAGATTGAAGGTTTTGCCATGTATGAATATAAACAGACAATACCTGGCGTAGGTGGTGAGGACGACCCAATAACGGCTGAAAAATATTTTGAAACTATTAAGTTGTATATACAACATAATCAAATCATAGGTTATTCACAATATGGCCGTTTAAATTTTAAAAAAATGTCAGGCAATGTATATTCTATTTACAATAAACTTTAGGAGGATAATATGGAAAATTATAAATGTCACCCTTTTTATTTGCGTTGTGAAAAGTACCTACCAATTTATTGGAACCCTGGTTTGTCCTTAGATGAAAATATTGGTATGTTTGTTTGCAAATTGAATGAGATTGTAGAAGTTGTTAATGAAGTAAAACAAGAAATGGAGGACTTTATTAATACCTTTAAATACAACATTGAGCAAGTCGTAAGAAACATTATGAATGAGTGGAAAAATGATGGCTTCTTTGATGAAATTATTAATACGTGGACGGATGAAAGTGTAAAATGTTATGGAACATTACAGGAATTAAAATCACGTACTGACCTAACTCTAGGGAATCTTGTTAGAACAACTGGTTATTGGGCCGATAATGATGGTGGGCAAGGTTTATATTTAATTTCAAGCAAAGGCAACTACACGAATAACAACGGTACTGTTATATCATTAAAAAATAATCTTGTAGGTCTATTACAAAACAACGGAATTACTACATTAAATCAATGGGGTGCAAAAGGTGATGGGAAAACAGATGATAGTAACTATATTAATAATGCATTTAAAAATTGGAATAATTTAGCAGGTAATGCAAATGCTACATATTATATAACAAATTCATTAACCTTCAAATATGGTGTTAATTTTAATGGTTATGGGTGCAAATTTATAGCTAATTATAATACATTTGTAAACGTTGCTAGAGGTAATTTACCCACAAAAGTATTAATATTTTTTGAAAATCGAAACCCTAATGTTTTTGGAGACGAAAAAAGAGGTGCTGGAAGATACTTTAAAAATTTTAAAGTTGAAAATATAAGTGATAATGTGCAAAATGATATGTGTGGGATATATGCCGGATATATTGGCCCGTACACAACAGAACAAGAAACAACAGTTAATTATAGTTTTGCTAATTATACGGTTGATAATATTACTATAGATGGGTTCACTAACTGTATGATATTGTCAGAAGCTTGGGAAAATAAATTTAGCAATATTACTATATTTAATGTCACTAATGGTATTAGAATGTGGGGTCAGTGTGTGAATAATGTATTCACAAATTGCGAAATTATAAAGCACAATAATGCAACAACTAATGGTGTAGGTTTATTATCAAATATTGAAACCTGGCAACCCATACAGCAGGAATCACAAGGTAATTTATTTACCAATTTGACAATATTATCCCAACCTTCACGCTCAATTTTAATGATTAAGGGTGGAGAGTTTATGTTTAACAATGCAATTTTAGACCTTTGTCAGGGCAATTCTGTATATATTGCAAACACTGCATACGAACTTAAGTTTACAAATTGTTATTTACAATCAACTAATGATTCTTTAATAATAGCTAACGGAACAAACGAAAATTTACACAATAGTTTCTTAGGATGTGAATTTATTAGTGGGAAAAGTCAAAATTGTGTTTCGCAAAATTCTTCAAAATCGGAGATATTTACTAATTGTATATTCCATCAAAAATATTATTCATCAAGTCCTGCTAAAGCTATTATTAATAATTGCACATTTTTTACTAATCCTTATTTTAATGGTTCGGGTATAGTAGTTGGTTTCAACAACACTCTTGCTGCTGACGGTTCGGTTTTGGCTCCAACAAATAAAATGGCAATTTATACAAATACAAATGACAGTGCTAACTTTTTATACGGTCAGTTATTTAACGGTAAATTACCTTTTAGTGTGGGTACCACAGACCCTAATAGTTGTGTAAATATACAAAACAAAAATAGCGTATATGAAATTTCTGCAAGTGACCCTAATAGCCCCGAACCTGGAACGGCTGGAGTTGCGTTAATGGTTAATATTGGGTCGGCTTATGGCATAATAGCATGGACTATGAGTGGCAAAGTATTTACTAACACTTTTTTAACAAAATGGACAGGGTGGAAAAAATTAACAAATTAAAAATTTTTACAATAATAGGGTATTTAAAATACCCTATTATTGCTTTCAATATAAATAGATTTTAAAACTTCCATTACACATTTAAGATTGCTAAAATCTGTAATCTTGTTTGTATCAAATTTCCAAGAGTATGGCTTTTCTATTTTATCTAATCTTATAGGTAAAATTAAAGTAACATCATAAAACATATATACTTTAAATTCAAAACCTGAAATTTCATGTTCTAAATAGCTTTCAATTAATCTTTCTCTAAAATTATTCATATTATTTTTCCTCACTTTCTAATTCATGTTTATATTTAATAATATGTTTTACTCTTATCTCAATTTCATGTCCGATTATAAAACAAACAACATATAAACTTCCAAATGTCACCATTGTACCCATTATAATCTGGGAAACTATTGATATTAAATTCATTTATTTAACCTCCAAGTTTATGCAGTAATTATTTTATACTCTAATTGTTTCGATTCATATACGATAACAACGCAATAATAGTCTAAATTCTGATATATAGCAGGTATTATTCTTTCATATTTAGTATGTTGCACAGACCCATAAGATACACTCAATATTTGCTTATTAGCTACTTCATGTCCATAATGTTCATATAATATAGAGCAAACCTCTGACGATTTTGTTAAAATTATTTTATAACTTTCCATATCCTACACCTCCCTTCCATAAGGTAAAATAACCATACATTCCAGTTTAACATTCTTACCATATCCTTTCCTTTTAATTGTTATCTCGTTTCTATGTTTATATAATATCACATTCGTGCTTGAATGTCAAGCACTATTTTCGTATTAATTTTAAAATTAACATATTGACATAAATTGTAATTAATGATATAATATAGTCATAATAAAGGAGGGATTCTAATGACACCTGAAATAATTGCTAAAACTTATGATGTTTCTAATATTCATAAATTTTTTGTAAGAAGACATGATGATAGCATTATGTTTATGACCTACGATTTTAATAAGATTTTATATGAGTTTGAACGTGTAGATTTTAAAAAGACTCACATTTATAACAATCATAGTTGCATGAATTTATATTTTTCCTATTGACAAATTTATCACTCTGTGGTATAATATATCTATAGTAAATGTTATACCACAGATTACAGGAGGATTAATATTATGAAATGTAATGGAACGAAACGGAATGTGATTGTGAATGATATGAAATGGAACGGTCAGAAATGGACACGAATAACAGCGTTATATAACAGTGTTATATATGCGCAACTGTGGGGAAGCAGTTTCGCATATATAACACTGTTA